GTTATCGTTTTTGTCTAGTTTCTTTTGACCGCCGCTGAGTGCATTCTTCATTGCTTCGGCAGCAACGTCACCTAGCATTTCATCAACTTCTTTTTTGGCGCCAGCAATCTTGTCAGCAAATGTGATCTTGTCTTTGGGTTCTGCCAAGGCAGCAAAGCTCTTGGCCTTGGCTGGACTCATTTTTTCACCAAGTGGATGTTTTTTACTTAGACTCTGTTGAGCACGTTTCAATCCTTCAGGGCTTGTTGGACTTTGTGTGCGTTCTTTTTCAAGATCTTGCAAGGTCATTTTGTTACCTGGACGATTCACAGCAGGAATCTGACTCTTGTCTGGACCAGCTTGGTATGCACCTTCGTCAACTTCTGTGTTGTCATACTTGTCGTATTTTTTGCGAATAGGATCCAACGACTTACCTTCACGGCCAGCCTTGGCCAAGGCTTCCATGCCTTCTTTACCATACTTCTCGTAGCCCTTGGCAGCACGACTCATGTCACGTTCGTTGAGTTGTGTAGCTTCTGGCGCAGACTCAATGCTGTTGAGTTTTTTGTTTAAGTTGTAGAAAAATGTCATTGGTTTATCCTCTTGGTTTTGCGCCAGTTGCCGGCTTGGGTTGTCTCTTGATATTGGTCATTGGGCTGGTTGTGCCCATTGGCAAATCATTAGAAGTTTTAGCTGGTGGAGTCTTGCCACCGGCTACTGTGAAGTTGGAACGATAGGCATTCTTCAGCACCACATGGTTGTATGGATCTGCAGAATAATCTTTCTTGAGATTCTTTTGCATTTTGTCATCTGCTGGATAGTCAGGATTGTCTAGTAGATCTTTGTTTTGATCTGTAATCTTTACACTTTCTACATCTAGACTTTCTTCGTAAGGTGTGGTCATCATCACAATACGATTTTCGTCTAGTCCCAGTAATCTAGCAATCTGTTTGATTTGTGGTTCAATAGCAGGGTACTTAAACTCTACATCTACTCTTGTGACAGATTGATTGGGGAAAGCAGGAAAGTCGGGAATCACAGCACGCACAGGTGTGCTCTTGGGTGTTGACATTTTGACAACGTCAAATTGATCAAGTTTTTCTTCAAATGATTTGAAGAAGCCTGGGGGAACGTCACCTACCACTTTGATGCGGTATTGATATGTACGTTCACTTTCTGCGAGATATTTTGCAAATGGTTTCATGTCAGTATCCTATTGTATATTTATACTTTTCCGTTATTTTGGTCTTTGCCTTTGAGCAAACGTTCCAATAAATCATTGCGATTCAACACTTGGCCTTGTGCTGTTGGTATTTGTTCTTCACCAGGCTTTTGCTGATCCATTCGCATTTTCTTCAACTGCAAGTCAATAACCTTGAGTTTCTTGTTCATTTTGGCGGTTTTAGCAGTGATAGCATGTCCCAACATGGTACCTGCTACATTGAATATCTCGCTAGCAAATCGCGAGTCTACTTGCATGCCAAGATCCATGAGATCTTTGTAACTGTCTTTGGCCAAGTCAGCAAGTTCATCCATTTCACCATCGCTGGCTTCAAGATCTCTCACGGCAGGCAATGCTGAATCAATCTTGTCAATGGCATCATCTATCACAGCCAGCTGAGCTCGTGTTTCTTCAATTGTGGGAGTTTCTGCCTCTGTTTCAATTTCTACTGAACTGGGCAAATCAAAAAGTTCTTCTAGTTTCCGCGTCATGCGGATATTTATGGGTCAGTTACGACCATTGGCAAACATATCGTTTTCGGTGATTACTCTAAACGATAGCCCTTGTCGGGCGCACCACTTCTGGGCAGCCGCCCACTTGGCATAGTTTACTGCCACTACAGCACGATCACGGCTGCTCATTTTTGATTCTATCACACTTTGTTTTTTAGGCTTGATCTCAATCAGTTCAGCTCTAACTGTGTTGTTCTTTTGACGATAGGTGATTAGAAAGTCAGGCACATAGTTGCTTTTCTTGCCTGTCACAGGATTCATGTAAGGGATAGCAATGCTTTCACTAGCCCATTGTAATACATTGTCGTTGGTGTCACAGAAACGCATAAAACTGTGTTCCCATCCTGAGCGATATCTAGGCGTACCTTTGCCCACATATTTTTCAGGGTTCAACACCACGTACTGACCTTGTGCCCAACGACTCATTGTAATACTAATCTGGCTGCGTATTGGTTAGGCACTGTGCTGGCATTAATGCCCAACAGTGTAGCTCGGCTACGGATTGAGTTGAGGTAGTAGGCCAAGCTGGCGGTGAGATTCAAGCCAGTTTGTCCTTTGATCACGTCCAACAATGTCAATGCAGGCACATTGGTTTCTTCAGCTACTCTAAACAAACTCACTGTGAAGTTGCCAGCAATACGTGCTGTGGCCATTACACTGCGAAAGTACGAATACACAATATCGTATTCGTCTGCTGGTACATTGACGTCATAGTTATAGAAACTGTCAAATACTCTAACAGTTAGATCTTTGTTGTAATTGGTATAATTTACTGTGCTCATTAAACACCGCCAAAGCCGTTGCCGGCAGTTCTATTAATTGTGTCAACCACTGCTTGATTACGAGCGGCTGTGGCTGTTGGAAAGAACACACCATCTGCTTTGTTGGCCACACTGCGTATGGCTCCAGGCAAACTGCCTTGTATTGTTTTTGTAACAGCGGCTGTGGCTTCTGCCTTAGCAATACTAGCAAGATTTTTGCCTTTTAATGTGTTGTAAGCTGTGCTGGCTTTTTGTGCCGCGCCAATCAATCCCAGTACAGAACCTGACTGCAAGTCGCTAGCAATACCGCCTGCGGCATCTAACAAACCACCTTGACCCAAAATAGTAGCTGTGGTGCCAGGACGAGCCAATGGACTTGGCGTGGTGTCGTAGTGTGCTGGATTAGCAAATCCTGGAGCAGACTTGTTGGGTGCTCCTTGCTTGTATTTCACAGTTTCGTAAGCAATAGTCATTGAGTGTTGCATCAATCCGTTGCCTTGACTGTAGTCATAAGTGTCATGTTGCCAATTTGAAATTAGTGGATTAATCAAAATATACTCAGCAAACTTGTGCTGGTAGTCAAATCCAAAAATTCTAATGTCTGAAAAGAACGGAGGCTTGCCCGACGGGCTTGTTGTGCCGTCGCTAATACTTTCGCCAATGTAGCCCCAGTCGTTAACACCACCCATACGGTCTTGATTGTAAATGTCGCGACCATTGTAGCCAAAACCATTGGTTCCGTTGCCTTGGGCTCCCATGCTACCATTGTTGCTGTTGGTTGATCCGTAAGGCTGACTGGCATCTTTGTAGTAGTAACTGTAGTAGTTGTACCACATGTTGCGCACTAGGTCAGATCCGTCATCATGGAAAGTAATATTCACAGGATCATAATTGATCTTGGTTTGAATTATTCGTTTGCGATTGTACTGATTAAGTGTTTCTGTGGAAATAGTATACTTGGGCAAGTCAACTGTTTTTACAACCAAGCTGAGATTGGCAATGTCTTGGAGACCAATTGCACCACGTATCTTGGGGATTATTGCAGAATTGATTGTGAATGCCACATGAAATAAAAACTTAAATCGTGGCTTGAGTTCGTAACCGTTGGGAGTAAAAACACGGTTTGCGTGATTGTAACCACGCAAACCATCGACTGCCGTAAATCCTTTAAAGATTTGCTGACCAAACGTTGCTAATGACGATGACATTAGTTAGTAACCCAGGTTATGGGGTAGCGGCGCCAGCACCTGTAACAACATCGCCCAGTGTTCGACCTATTGCACCGCCAACACCTGCACCTTGACCTCCAGATGGAATTTGGTTCGCATTGTCGTAAGCAATACTCAAGTTGATTGTAACAACTGCACTGTCAGCATAACTTAGTTGTCCGTAGTCTGCTGACTTCAAATAACAGCCATACAATTCCCAAGTTTCAAGAACCACTGGCTCAACAGCACCATTACCACCGTCTAGGATTTCCAAACGTGTTAGGAACTTGTAGTCAATACCAGAACTGGCTGAAGCCATTTCCAAGAAGTCCATTTGCTTTTGAAGTTGTGATCCAACTAATTTGCTCACTGAGCCAGTTGCGTCGTCACGAATTTCGCAAGCAACGTCTGCCCAAGTAGGCTTACCAGCCAACTTCAATGTTGAGTTGTAGATTGGTATAGTAATGTCTTCAAAGCTCAGATTGGGTCTGTTGAAAGTCATTACCTGTTTTGTTAATTCAGTGGTAGGGCTTGCGCTGGCGCCAAAGTTCTCAAAATACACACGGAAGCGATATTTGAGTTTGGGCATCAACAAGCCCTGATCAGCCTGGCCGCCCAGTGGAACTGACATTCTTGATAGTGATGAACTTGCCATTTTGTTGGTATCTCCTGTTACTTTTATTTACCTGAAATGGTGGGTGAAAAATCACCCACCGTTTTCATTAGGATGCCTGTCCTGAGATTTCGCCAGTGTTCTTGATACGCAATGGAATGTAGATAAACTCCACTGCTTTCACTGGTTCAATAGCAATATCCAGCCATAACTCGTTGCGGTCAATACGTGCTGGAGTATTGTTACTCAAGTCGCAAACCACCAAGTAGTCATAGATACCACGCTTGGCCACCAAGTCAATCATCAAGCTGTTGACTGTGTTGGTGATTTCAGCACGAGTAATATCGTCATTGGGTTCAAACAAATACAGTTTGCCAATCTCTTCAAGTCTACCACGCAAGAATGCAATCAAACGTGATACGTTGATGCGGTCCAGCGCACTGGTAATACTTGTTGTGGTCTTGTTACCAAAGTTAACAATACCCACACCTGGAACAAAGGTAATTGGGTTGATGTCGTTTTCATACAAGACATCACGCAAGCCTTGTCCCATATTGATCTGCTGGAATTCACCAGTTTGTGCATCAATATAACCAATAGCAATTGCATTGTCAACTACACCACGACGTGTACCAGCAGGTGCAAACCATGGATAACTCACTGCATCACTGCGGATAATAGTGCGCATCATCATGTGACTTGGTGCTGTGACCACTGTGTTACCTGACAGGTCTGTGGTCTGGCAGCTTGGATAGAATGTACCCAAGTACTGGCTAGCTGTTACTAGACCGTCTTCAGTTCTGAATCCTAGACCGCCGTTGTTTGTTGCCCAGGCAGCAAGATCTGTGCCTGTTGACGGCAATCTCATTGGAGTATCGCCCACAACAAACAATGTGTTGTTACGCTCGTTACTGAGTGCAACCATGTTGGGGATCAATTCTGGATAAGCTGTGGCAGCAATCAAGCTGAACTGAGTTTGTTCTTCACGTGCTGCTTCGCTGGTGTCAATTCCTGCCTTCATGGCTTGCACCACCAACTGACGCTGAGCTTGACGTCCAGACCACATGGCTCCATCGTCGCGATTGCCAGATGCTGTTAACCAAGTGCTCTTGACTGTTGGCAATGTGTCGTCTGGATAATCAGTG